AACTACTGGAAGAAGTAATCAAAGATGGTAGCGAGTACCTGCCCAATAATAATGACCAGATAAAATGCCCAGTGGCGAGGGGAAGGCGTGATATAGGCTGACTTTTAAAGAGGAATCGTATATCTCAGGAGCTGCGTGATAAAAGGCTATGCCTTGACAGCTAGATTGCCTCTGGTCATAAGTATTACTATCAAATAGCTTCTGCGACATCTGTCATAACACTTGGTGGAATATGGTGGAAATATGGTGGAAAGTGGTGGAAAGTGGTGGAAATGGGTGGAAATAGGGTGGAGCAAGTGGAAAAAGGAGAAATAATGAAAAAGAAACATAAAAAAGTCACATTAGGGATGAGTATGTCCCAAGAGCCAGAATTATCTCTTGAACTTGAACTGGACATTGAAGAAAGGCCAGATAAGCCAGATGATGATGAAATAGCATCTATTAAGCAGCAGATTCGATGGTGGCTAAAAGAAAGAACTACTTATTCTTTACGGAATAAGAAAATAGTTAAAAAAGTAGGGAACATAAATCCTGATGACCGCATAAGAACATTAGATTCTTATGAATATATCAAGAGCCGTGTCCCTAATAAATACAAAGATTCTATGCAATTTCTGGAGGAAGAGAATGAGTAAATCAGAAAATATGGTTAATAAAAAGTATGTTACTAAGAACAAAGATGGCTTTGATTACCGAACCAGGATGACGGAATGGCTCAGGCCTGACGTAAAATGGTTTCCCAGGCAAATGATAGTTAGAAAGTATGCAGAACTTCAAGGCTGGGATTGGTGGAAAAGAAGAGTTCCTACTAGACAATGGGTTTCTAATAAGGAATGGATTAAAAATGAGGCAGAACGAATGGCTATCAAAGGCATTAAAACTAAAATTCGAATCAAAAAGATGATGAAGGGTGGTCAAATGAAAGACTTTGTAGCCCTTTTCATGGAACAGGAGGCATAATGGGAGATGTATTTGAGTCAAAGGTTTCTGAAGAAGAGTATCAGAAACAGTTAAATGATACTGGAAGTGCTCTGACTTACTGTGAACAGAATCTTCGTGATGCAAGAGAAGTATTGGTGAAGATTAAATACTCTGGGAGTCAGTTTATGATTAACAAGTATATTGACAAATATTTTAAAGAATATGGAGAACCGGAATGATACATATTGAAATGAATGACCAATCAGTAACAATTACACGCTATACTGGTGCTGTAAATGATAAGTATCCATTTAGTATATGTGTTACATCTGGCAATGATGCAAGTCTGCAAATAGATGGAGATTATGAATATTCTTATGGTTCTGTTGAATGGAAGGATGAGGCTCCGTCGGAACGACTAAAGACTAAGGCTGAAAAGAAAATAAAAGATTTCATACAAAAGTGGCTTTTTGACAAACCAACGGAGGAAGAAGATGCATCAATATAGAGAAAATGATTGGATTAAAATAGAGGATGAAGATGATTATTTCCAGATTAAGAGTATTGACCTTGATTCTGGATACGTTAGAGTACAAGGGCTAACTGGACATCCATGGACTACTGGAATAAATACTATTGAAAGAGTCATTACACAGGATGAGCTATATGCCTTTTCCAATGAAATCTAAAAATACCTATCGTCCTTTGCCTGATGAGTTGACCATTAAGAAATCTAAAATTAATGGTCTTGGCTTATTTGCAGCAAAGGATATTCCCAGGAGCAGAGTATTTGGACCTTCACATCATAACCTAAGGGGATATGAAGGCTTAGGTCTTATAAGGACACCACTTGGTGGTTTTATAAATCATAATCCAAAGCCAAATTGTAGAATTATAACTCATTCTAGTATCTGGTCTATAAAAACAACTAAGAAAATAGCAAAAGGAGAGGAGTTAACTCTGAAATATGGAACATATAAAATACTTAATCCGAATGTCTAGAAAATGGAGGAAATATGGAAAGACTTATACTATATCTAGTAGTAGGAAATATATGTCTAAATGTTATATTCATATGGTTTCTTATGTCCGCAGCCAATAGTATAGATTCAATGAATGAATGGCTGCATAAGAACGAATGGAAAATTTAAGGTCAAGCTGAAATTGACCACACCCTTAACAACTAACAGGAGAAACTATCCATGGCAAATGTAACAGTAGTTTCCTACCATAATGGTGGGGTTCCACAAGAAATTAGTGGACCAACTCCAGCAGGTTTAGCTCAGGATATGGGCTTATCTCTGGATGGAGTAACCATTCATGTAGATTCCAGTGAGGCTGAAGCCAACCAGGAACTACGAGACGGAGACCTTGTATCCTTCCAGAAGGAGAAGGTAAAGTCTGGCGTATAGCCAAACACCCGCTTGCCTAGGGTTATAGGGCATAATTTAGAGCCTGATGTTTAGCAATAGATATCAGGCTCTTCTTATTAGGAGAATATTATGGTTATAGAATTACAAGAAGAGATAAAAGCTTCTCTTTTGATGACTGTTCCTGCTCTTGGAAGTAGAGAGAGTGGAAAGTTAGATTGGAAAAACGGTGAACTGGAAGAACTCGCAGACCATCAGGCAAAGCTTTTGATTGAAAAGTGTGATTACATTACAGTAGGCAACCATCACACAATTGGAGAAAAGACAATTATGATAAGGTTTGAGAAGATAATCTTAAGGGGAACAAAGAAAAATAGATTTTGGGATATATATTTAGTATTTGATAAAGCATCCTCAAGATATCCGCAGCTTACTTTTCTCACTTTAAAGCCTCAATATCATCATATGGACGATGATAACAGCGACAAATTTAAGATTAGTAACTTTATTTCAGGTCTTCATCCTCATATATCAAATAGGTCTGGTTGTTTTGGTGAATTTGAAAAGCCGCTAATGGCATTGTTGTCAAGTTTCAATTATGCAGGTGCTATTATGGTGATACGTAAATTCCTTGATACTTGGAATAGGGAAAGCGCATTTTGGGATATGAATATAATGAACTCTATGAGATGGATGTATGTACGGAATGCTGAAAGTAGAGAGTTCTTTAAAAAGCTATCTTTTGCTGAAAGAGTATATCTAAAAAGAGAAATCTATGATAATACTGGTAATTCCAGCAGGAATGATTTCGAAAACTTAATAGTATTTGCTGCAAAAATGAAATGTAATTATAAAGATGGAATTAACTGGGTACATTTAAACCGTTTCTATTCTTTACTTAATTATGTTGAGCATTTTGCAGATAAGTATCTTAGGAATCATGAAGATTTGCGTGATATAAATATACTATTTAAAGACTCAAGAAGACTTGGTTTTACATGGCATGATATCTCAACGGATGTTGTAGTCAGGAAAAGACTAATATGGTTTGACTGCAGGATAGAAGACTTTAAGGGTAGGCTCAGAAAAGTTCTTTTCAATGAAGTTACGCCAAAGATGCTTTCAGACTATAGCGTTCTTTACACAGAATTTAACACTCAAGATGAGAAAGATAGATTTACAGAGAAAATGATGTCTAAGCTGACGATATATTCTGATGTAAGGTATAAAAGAGTTATGTCTGAATTTTCTAAGTCCCAAATTAAGATGACTAAGTTACCATTAGAGTTAAGAGATATATTTTGCACTAAAGAGAATGTCGATAATATATTTAATATTGACTTTCTATCTCAATTAATGGATGAAGCAAGAATGCAATGTTGTGTTATTGCATTAAAGCGGATTCGAACAAAAGAAAGGAAACTAAGAAATGAAATTGCAACTCTTAGAGGAGACGCTCTCCAAGCTGAACTATTTTCTGAAGAGGTTCCCGGACAAGGAGTGGAGCGGCCCAGCGTGGTACAGCCTCAAAGCTGATAAATTAGGATTCCCTGTAAAATTTACATTAGAAGACTTTCACCCTCTTGATTTAGGTGGACATTCTTCTACGGAATGGGAAGCTGACGATTTGGCTAAGGTACTAAAGAAGAAACTCAGGAATAGTACTTTAAAGAAGTGCTATATGGGTTTAATCCATAGCCACCATACTATGGGAGCATTCTTCAGTGGAACTGACACAGATACATTATGTGAGATGGCTCCAATGAAAGGATTCTATCCAAGTCTTATTGTAGCTTCCAGTGGCAAAGCAGATTTTGCCTTTGGGTTTAGCTATAGAGACCAGTATGGCAGAGCTTCATACTATGAACTTGATGAAGATAAGGTTAAATTACCAAGAGCTAGAGGTAAGAAACCATGGGTTGACATAGCCAAAGGGCTGGAAACAGCTAATGCTACTTCTGTTGTTACTACCAAATATACTGGATACAATGGTTATAACGGTTGGGGTGCATATCCAGGACAAAGCAATCTCTTTAGCCAGAACAATAAAGGAGAATTTGAATTTGGAGAAGAAGAGAGAAAGAAAGTTCTCTTGACTCCTAAATACAAAAAGCTCACAAAAAAGAATTCAGATAAAGTATTTGATTTCTATGAAGAATATTGTAATGGTAAAATGAAATATATAGAGTTTCAGGTTAATCTCGAAAAGATTGGTATTTCTGATGTATGGGACTTTATAAGGGAGGCTAGACATGCAGGCACAGACGCAGCAATCGAATACGGATACTAAATTCCTTAGAAATAAGGATTTAATTCCCCAGGAAAAGCTTGATGACATTACAGTAATAGGTTTGGGAGGCATCGGTTCAACCGTTGTCTCCCTGCTTGCTATAATGGGTTTTGACTCCATTATTGGGTATGATGATGATACGCTTGAGGAGCACAATTTATCAACATGTATTTATCCACATAAATATGTTGGCAAAAGTAAGGCTTTCGCTGCACAAGCATTGATTCATGAGTATGCTTGTCTCTCTGTTGGAGTTTGTGAAGAGCGAAGATGGACATATAGAGATGGTGTCTTTAAGAATATGATTGTATGTCCAGATGACATGGAAGTTAGACGGGATGTATATGACAAGTGGGTAAATCAAGAAGACAGAGGTTTTCTTATTGATTTACGGATGGATGCACTAGCAATGGAGATAATCACAGTTACAAAAGAACATGATTTCTTTGATGAAACTTGGCTGCCGAGTGCAGAGATTGAAGATGCTCCGTGTACAATGAAACACACAATCTTTACCTCAAGCATTGTGGCGGGATTTGGTGTTAACCAGGTGTTTAATGTTCTTGCAAATAAGCCGTATTATGCGTATACTTGGATAGGGCTAATGCCCTTCACACGGAAAACAGAACATCTAATAAAACAAAGAGGTACTAATGACAGTTCCAACAGTTAGTATCCACGGTAAAAACTATGTTATGGTTAAGGATAGAGTTGTCCTTTTCTATAATACAAATCCTCGTGGATGCATAAAAACAAAGATAGTGGACTATAAAGATGGCCACTGGATAGTTAAGGCAACTTGCTATCCCGACCCCCAGGAACTTCCTGAGACATTTTTTACAGGTCATGCACATGAAGTGCAGGGAAGTACACAAATTAACAAAACAAGTGCTTTAGAGAATTGCGAAACTTCGGCTGTAGGTCGTTGCTTAGCAATGGCTGGTTATGGTGCCGAGGAATCATTTGCTTCTGCAGATGAAGTCGCAAACGCCGTTAATCAGCAAAAGTACGATTCTAAATAAGGAGGTGTCTAATGGCACGGTATAGACCAGAAGCAGCAAAAAGCGGAGCAGCAAGTTGGTTAGGATTTCAACCAGCTCAAATAATCGCATATGAAGATAGAAGTGCAGAATTTGATTGGGCTGATTTATTTCTTGACGTAACATTAAAAACAACAAGTCAATATCCTGTAAACTATGCTCTTAAAGGGACTTATGATAGAGAAGATAGTGGAGAGATAAAAGATTCTAGCTTATTAAAGCGGATATATTATCTCCTTGATGCTATTGGATTTAAAGGCGGACCTAATAAAGAAGGTATATGGGAAGATGAAAACGGTACAGCAATAGGTGATTTGGGTAAATACCTCAATCAAAATTATGTATCGAAAGATGCTTTAGATGGTAATTCAAGTCCATTTTATGTCTATGTATATAAAAGGTTAAACCCTAAAGATAATAAAGCATACACTGAAGTGTGTCCTAAAATTGTTCAGAATACGAACAAAAATCAAGAGGACTTAAAGAGTTACATTAAGTTCATGAAGTCAAAAGGCTATATAAAAGAACATACAGAAGATGGGGAAACAATATCTTCAGAGCCTGTGGCTTCAACACCATTCTAAGTGTATATTGAAGTTGCAATAGGGAGCCCTCGGAAACGGGGGCTTCTTATTAAGATGGAGGATTTATCAGATATTCTGGTAACTGATGGTAAGGATAAACCCATATATAGAAGCACTTACCTGTATTATGATGATGCAAAGGATTATATAGAAATAAGCAGAAGCTTGAAGGACTTTCAAGGAATTCGCGGAATTGACCAGGTTATAGTAGATATAGATAAAGGTCAGAACTCAGATAGTCATACTCAGCAAATTGCACAGGGTGCTATGCTTGATTTATATGAACTAAATGTACAGGATTGCAGTATACAGCCATATTTTAGCGGTACTGGGTATCATTTAGCAATCTCAAATAAAGTCTTTCAGTTTAAACCTACTAAGAACTTACCTTATATTCTTAAAGAAACTATGAAAGGCATCCTTAAGGACATAGATTGCTCCGTATACTCCAGAACTGCTCTTTATAGGGTAGAACATACCCTTAATGATAAAAGGGGCTTCTATAAGGTACCATTGACTGCTAAGGAGCTGTTTAATCAAACCCCTGATTATATTAAGAACTTAGCAGAAAAACGAAGGTTCGACTTCGATTACCCAGTTTTAACAGGTGACGGGGAACTTTCAGGCTCGGTCACTACTCATGTACCTCAAATACGTGAGTTAGAATCGACATTTGAACCAAAGAACATTGTGCCATGCATACAAAAGCTATATAACGATGGTCCCTTACCAGGGACAAGAAACAATGGTTTGCTAAGAATGGCATCCCATTTCCTTAGACATGGATTCCCATCGGAAGTAGCTAAAACAGCTCTAATGCATTGGAACAATGATAACCTTGATGAGAATGTAGTTCTACAAAAAGTAGAAGATACTTATAATAGAGGCTATAGATATGGCTGCAATGATTTTCTATTACATGAATATTGTCAACCAAGATGTGTCTATTATAAACATAAGGATTATCTTACTGAGGTTAAAACAAGTGATGAAATGCAGAAGTCGCTTGAAGAGAGGATGACGGCTAATTATGAAGGAAGATGTATTAGGCTTGATGAATTATTTGGGATATCCGATAAAGACCTTACTGTCTATCCGGGTGAATTGGTAACAATATTCGGACCAACCGGAGCTAACAAGACAACGCTAGCTCAAAATATTGTGCTCGGATACGATGCTAAGAACGACATCATTCGGAAGGAACTGCAAATCCCAACTTTATATTTATCGCTGGAACTAACGGATTGGTACACTCATAAGCGACATCTTCAGATAGTAAGCGGTATGAAGAAGAAACAAATAGAAACAAACTTTAAGGAGATATATAAATTCCATAAAGATGATGTAAGTCACATTGTAGTACAGACGGTCTCTCCTACA